GCTGCTGAGGTTACCAGCGCCGATTGCAGTTGCTGCAATCTCAACCAGAGTATGAATACCTGCCTGTACATCAGCACAGTTCTGGATACTTTCGTTGCTACCAGAGGAGTAGTTAGGATCGTAGTATGCTGCCTCAGTACCACCACCAACGAAGATGGCGTTATCAACTGCATCGATAAAGGTGTGAGTATAACCACCACCAGTCGATACAGCGTTTGCCTGAGCAGATACGAAGGTGTGAGGATACTGCTGACCAGTTGGAGAAGCACCAACGTTAACAGTAATCGTAGTTGCCGTTACGGCGTTGATAGCAAGAGTTGCACCAGCAGCGGGGTCAGATGCACGAGGATATGTGTGGTTAGAACCATTGTTATCCTGAGTACAAGTGAAGGTCAGTGAATCAGTAGCAATTCTAATGTCATCACCAATTTCCAGCGTGTGGGAACCAATGGTAAGTTCCATGGCACCAGTTGCAGGGTTGTAGTTCGCACCAGTAGGAGTGAACTGAACCAGAGGAGATGCACCGACGTTAACGTCAATAGTGGTGCTAGTTACACCAGTAATTTGCAGAGGTGTGTTGAATGCAGGATCACCAGCACGAGGATACTCATGGAATGTAGCACCACCATCCATGGTGCAGGTGAAGTTCATCGAGTAAGGTCTGATCGTTACCGAATCAGAAGTCGAGAGACTGTGAGTACCAATACCGATTGTCATCACACCCGTTGATGGGGTGTAAGTGGCGGCAGTAGGAGTGAACTGTTGCAGAGTTGTACCAGCAGCACCCAGGTAAGGACCTTGATAAGTCGAAGGATCCTTCAACATGTATCCCAGTTCTGGGGTTCTGGTGTTGACCTGTACATAGAGGAGGTTGTTGATAGCACGACGTGCCATCTCGCCTGCCTTTCTGAATGCAGTCAGGGACTCAGCAAGTTCTCCAACCAAACCATTGCTGATAGGTGAACCATTAGTGAAATACTTTCTAGCAAACTCAACAATGTTGTAGTTACCATCATCACTGATGTCATCAGACAGAGCATCGACCATCAGACCGATGTCACGACGACACTTGACTTCGTTAGCAGTGTATTGAGTCGGAACTACCTCATCGAGAAGGTCAGCAAGGGAACCAGCAAGCAGGATGACAGAGATGTTATCGCAGAGAGTTTGCAGCGCAGATTGTACGTCAGCGCAGTTATTAGTTCCATAGTTAATGTCATTAGAACCAGCAGTGCCGTAGTTATTACCAGGAGAAGGATCAGCAGTGATACCAGTTCCAGTAGAACCACCAGTGGTTCTCTCGTTGTAGAAGATGTAAGTAACACCATCGACAACCTCAGATCCATTCAGGTCATTTCTGAGTGCCTGACGCATCAGTTCAGTTGCCTTATCAAATGCAAACTCAGTAGCAGCTGCTTCGTTGTTTACATATAAGAATTGTGTACCATCAGTGCTGAAATACTTCTGTGCGAGTTTTCTGGTATATACTGTACCACCACTGTAAACGTCGAATGACAGAGCATCAATGTAGTAACCAATGTCGCGCTTGCACTTGTCAGCAGAAGGAACTGTCAGAGAAGGATACTCAGCAGTCATCAGAGCGTAAGCCTTCGCCTGAATATAATGCTTATTCTTCTGGATCAGACGATACGCATCAGCATATCTGGACCAGGCGTCGGTCGCGTTGTCGCCAGGATAGTAGAACCCAGGATGTTCAACAGCAATCTCAGCGTTAGCAAAGTCAACGATCTCATCCTTGTTCAAGGCGATCATACGACCAGCATCTTTCCATCTATTCTTAGAGTCGGTAACAGTGTTGCCATACTCGAAGGTGATAGAGCGCAGTTCATCACCAGCAGCAAGAGTACCACCAGTTAGGTTCTCGTACTCGATCTCAGTAGATCTGACTTCTTCAAAGTCAAGGAAGTCAGCGTTAATTCTCTGATCAGCATCATCAATCAGAGTAGGAGTAATTGTAGTCTTGGAGATGTCATCTACAATGACGTTAGCATTAGTAAGAGAGATAAGACGCTCAAATACCAGACCGAAGAAGGTTGAACCTTTGTTAATGATCAACTGATCAACAACATCACCCAGTCTAACTTCACCAGCAACAACCTCAGTCATGTTGTCGAGGATTCTATCACCAGTGGTAGTATCAACAATATATTTTTGGATAGTATCACCATCTTGGAAATCTGCCACAGATCCCTTCAAGTAATACAGGATCGGAGGAGATGCCTCTTGATCAATTCTTACAACTTCACCACTTGCAGTTCCACCAGGTCCTTGGATCTTGTCACCCTCAGAGAAGGAACTCCAACCTGATTCACCACCAACAGGACGTACCAAGTTGATGTTAACAATAGGATCTCTATAAGGAGAAGTGCTTGTGATTCTTGCAGCAATGTTGGAACTTGCAGAATAGATGATATCTTGCAAACGAATATCATAGATACCAGTCTCATATTCAGAAGTACCAGAAGTCTTAGAAAGAACCAGTTTGTCATCAATATTTCCATCCAAATCTTGGTTGGTTTCTTCAATGACCGCTTGATCACCATCAAGATTAGTAACAGTCTCACCAAACTCAAAGATGGTCTTATAGTTGACACTATCAACATTCAGAATGTCACCACCATATTGGAGACCAAAGAATGTGATTGCTTCACCTCTTTCAAAGTAACCATTTGCCATGTCAGTGACATCAATGGTGTAATCAGTTGGGTTGACAGTGAACACAGTTGCAGTTGCACCACTGGTCTGACCAGTGACTCTTACACCACCAAGTGCCTGCTGGGTGAATGTTCCACCAACGTTTTCAAGGTATAGCTTTGTTACAGAATCGTCGATACTTCCGATCAGTGCGCTGAATCCAGTTCTACCAACGTCAATACGCTCGTTAAGATCAAAAGGTCCACCTTGAATATCTACAACGTCAATGCTAGTAGCACCAGTTGCAACGACCTTTGCTCTTGCCTCAGATGTGAAACCATTAACAGTATCACCCAGTTCAGGGAAGATACCACCGATAGTATTCAAGTTGAGTCGAGTGATCGGCATGATGTCGAACTCAACGTTTCTGTAAACAACCTTAGAGTCGGGCTTAGGAGGTTCAGCAAAGACGATGTTGTTACCAACGATTTGGAAGGATTCGCCAGGTGCTTGGATCACACCATTCAAGGTGACAACCAACTGGTTATCCTTAACGATGAGGTTCTCACCTTCAACTCGAAGTGGGAATTGCTTAGTAGAACCGTCGAACTGACCAGAGATATCGTCAATCTTCTTAACGATAGAAGTCAGAATTTCCTCAGAGTTGGTCAGTCTCTTCTTACGGAAGAGAACTTCGGAGTTATTGAAGGTTGAGTAGATCGGTTGAGCAGCACCGAAGGAAGTAATCTGGTTAACGTTGGTGTACTCGTTGATGTTCACCTGCTTGGTGAATCCAGCAACAACCTTACGTCCAGAGATATCCTTACCACCAGTCAGTTCGAGCTGACCGAACATGTTGAAACCAACAGGGTGGTTGTTTTCAAGAATCTGAGACTTCCACTTATTGATAGGAATCTGAGACTTAATAACGTAGGAGAAGTTCTGATAGAAGAAGGAGTCTTGAATCTTCTGAACAATCTCGGAAGGTTTACCGATGTCATCGATGAATCTACCAGGAGTCTTGGTCAGAGCATCAATGTTCAGCACACCCTTAGCAATGTTGATGTTATCGATCAGACCAGATGCGCGAGAGATAACACCCTGCACCTTACCACCAACAACAAAGTCACCACGGGGGTTAGTAACTTTAAGAATCTTAGGTTGAATCTGCCAACCTTCGTTTTCTGATACAACACCGAAAGCACTAGCAAGTTCGTAAGACTCACCTTGGAAGAGTTCTTCACCTTCCAGGAAGCGAGAGGTCTCAACCACTGCTTCTGCTTCACCACCAAACACCTCGGTGAGTAGCACCTGACGACCATCACCCTGAGTCAAGAAGGTAATAAAGTTACCAGACTCAGCGTCAACTCTGGTCAGTGCAAAGCGAAGTTGGTCTGCTTCCAGACCATTTACATTACCAGCAATAGCATAGTAAGTCTGAGTAGAAGACAGACTGGTCAAACCAACGCTGCTGGGCTTAGGCAGTACACCAACTTCACTACCGATATCATCAGCACGGAACTGAACCTCAGCACCAGTGGTAATACCATGAGGGAAGTTGAACTGCAAATAGTTCAAGTCGAGGTTCACAACATAGGTGAACTCAGATTTCAGAGTCACAACTGGTTGTGAAGAGTAACCAGCACCAGGATTCTTGATCAGAATCTCAGACAGTCTGTTGTTCTTAACAACTGCTTCTGCCTCAGCACCAGATCCACCACCACCAGTAATGATGACAGAAGGAGCAGAGGTATATCCAGCACCAGGATTGGTGATCTTGATCTGGGAGAGAATAGAGGTGTTAAAGAGTTGCAGGTTGATCGGGAATGCAATCTCAGGACGCAGGGTGTAGTCATGGGAGTAACCATAACCAAACTCGTTGTTTTTCAGCGTCTTGATCTTACCAATCTGTCTACCAGTGAGGAACACAGCAGCACCGCTACCCTCAGCAGGGATAACCACTTCTAGTTCTGCACCAGAACCAGACAATGTGGGTCCAAGGATGCCTTCAATACCATCAACGTCGATGCTAGCAGTAGTGTAACCCTTACCAGGATCGGTCAGAGTAACATCAGTAATGGTGCCAGATCCGATCTCGTCATCAACCTCAACGGTGATTTGCACAAGACCACCTTCACCATCACCCAGGATAGGAACCTGAGTATAGACACCAGATGCATATTCAGTACCACCATTATTGATTCTGACTTTTTCAATCTTACGATCAGATGCAATGTCAGATACAACAGGAAGTTTCTTATAGAATCCACCAGGAGAGATCAGTTTAATCGTGTTGATAGGACCGATTGCCTTAACCGAAGTGGTGGAGTAAGAGGAGTTAGGACGATCAAACTCATCTTCACCAATTTCTGCATTGGTAAATTCAGGTTCATGGAGAAGTTTGAATCTAAACTCAGTATCAGAAATAACTTCGCTGATAGTAAACCTACCATCAAACGGAGTCTTGATCACATCAATAAAGGAGTTGTTACCAACAGGAGAGTTGGCACCCAGTCTTGACGGGTCAAAGTAATAAGTGATATTAGTAACCTCACCACCAATGGTGAACTTGACCACAGGTGTCTCAGTTGCAGAGGACAAACCAGGAGTACCTTCACGTTCAATAACGTTGAAGGAGTATTCCAACTTATACTGGTTATCCTGAGAGAATGACAGATAATAACCGAAGTTAGAAGGATCACTCATATCAAAGATATAAGAGTGATTTCTAGTCAGCATCAGAGTTGGGTGCTTAGATGCAATCTTGACACCAGTTACACCAGTTGCAAATCCAGGATCAGCAGTTGCAGTAGCACGCAGTCTGTAAGTAAAGTCTCTGGAAGAGAATACTTCTTGGACAAAGAACGAACCATTAAACTCACCAGTGTCGAATCCTTGTACAAACAGGATGTCACCAGCAGAATAGTTATGAGGAGTTACAGCAGTTGCATAGATCAGATCTGATCTACCTTCACTGACTCTTGTAATATCCTTATCAAGAGTAACAGTCAGTTTGATAGTCTTGACAGTAGTAACACCATTGATATCTGCAATCTTGGCATTATCTTCATTAGGACCAGCGGTAATGCTGCCACCCAGAGATACTACGTCTCCGATGATGAAGTCAGAGTCAGAATAGGTATCGATAATAGTTACTCTATACTCTTCTGCTCTGAAAGGTCTGAATCTTGCATAGTCAGAGAGTGGATCATATGTACTAACGTAGGACCAGGTGACATTTCCATCAGTGACAGTTCCAGAAGTATGTACAGGAGCAGTGCCACCACTGATACCATCAGATGTTGCTTGATACTTATATCTGCCGTAGTATACAAAATCATTCGTGGCGTAGGATCTATTGGTTTCCCACTCATCTACCAAAGGTTGAGGCCAAGCATAATCCAAGAGATTTACTTGGATGGTTCCAGCAGCACTGATGTAGTTCCAAGTTACAGCACCATCAGTTACGATACCGATCTCATGAGTCGGTGCAGTAGCACCAGAAGTGGCAGTGTTAGTAGCAGCGTAGATCTTACCGTCGCTGTATACCTGATCATTGACGTTATATGCCTTACCTGACACCCACTCGTCCTGAGGACGAGAAACAGTAAAGTCAATCTCTTCAATCAGGTTCTCTTGACCAGTAGAGTTTCTGAATCTATCAGTATTGTTAAAGTTACCAAAGATCTTACCGATCTTATACTCAGTACCATAACCTGGGTTGTTGATAGGACCAACAGGAGTCTCTACAATCGTACCAAACGCTTGGGTAACACCCTGAGCGTTAAATTGTTCAATAACAGTACCCTTGTCGAACTTAACGTCTTGGTTGAAGGTAAACTTCTTGACGTTATCCATCTTAGAGTATGCTGCATCTCTAAGGTAGTATTTTGCAATTACATTGGGAGAAATAAGCAGTCTCTTTCCAAGAGGTGAGGGTACAGTAGAAGTCTTAGAAGTGTAAGTCGTAATAGACTCACCGAAAGTGTATGTACCGTAATTAAGAGTAGAGGTTACATCAGAGTAATCAAGAATTTGCAGACCAGAAGAACCTTCGTTCCAAACTGTGATAACAGGGTTGTTCAGGTTATTAACATTGAGGTTAGTTGCCTCACTGAATACAATACCTTGATTATTAGCAATCTGATAATCACCACGCTTGCTATGGAGACGATCAAACTTGATCATGTCCATACCAGAGTTCTCAGTATCAATTCTGTAACGCTCAGTGGGAACAGTCAGAGAGGAACCAGTATATACAGCACGCGGTTCTACGATGATGTCATCAACCCAACCAATAAAGGAGGTGTTGGTGGCACCAGAAGTAGCATTAGAAAGAACTGCAAGGTCATCCATTGCGACATCCTCTGTTCTGGTGGCAGTACAAACTTGTACACCATCGAAGTATGCAGAATATACAAAGGAACCAAGAGTAGGTTCTTCCTTAACCAGAACAATGTGATGCCATCCCTCAGATGACATTGTGGTGAAGTAGGTAGAACCCACAGATACCACGGTAGCACCACCACCACCCTGAGGAGTGATATCGAGAATGACTTTACCGAAGTTAGGGTCACCAACAGTACCGTTGATAGAGTAGATAACCTTATCGCCATTATCGGCAATACAGGTGATCATTTCCATCTTAGGATTATTGCTAGCATGGCTGCCAATCATCTTGACCCACATGCCGACAGTCCAGTCGTCATTGTTATCAAAGTCAGTCCAATCCAGACGACCTGCTGCTTGCAGTTTCAGTGAAGCAGAACCAAACTTATAGATGGTATCATCTCTGAGGATGTTAGCACCACCAGTTACAGTGACAGCACTCTTCTTCTGCTTGGTAGCATCGAAGTAAGTATCAGCACTATCGTTGAAACGATATACAGCAGTAGGAATAGATCTTTGAACGTTGACTGGAACAATAATGTCACCAGAGTTATCAACAGTGTGATTGTAAGCAGTAAATCCAAGACCGTAATCAGTGTCACTATTAACAGAATCCCAAGCACCACGAATGATGTTGGACTTGTAAAGTAGAGTTCCATTGTACTTAAAGTTGGAAGCAACTACTTGTTGATCATTATCTTCGTACTTGATGTGGGTAAGAACATTGACATTACCAAATTCATCAAGACTGATACCAGCATGATTGATAGATTCAAATGTAACACTAGGAGCAATAATCTTAGAGAAGTACCACTCAGGAGCACTGAGAGTAAGTCTGATTTGATCCATTGCAATCTTGAAGAATGCAACACCATAGTGCTTGGTGCCATTCCACATATCACATACAAAGAACAAATCGTTGTAGGAATCCAGAACAAACTGAGGTCTTTGTACCTGACCACCAGAGACTGCCAACTTCTTGACATAACTCATTTCAATGTTGGCACCGTCATAAACCATCTCACCAAACATGAGATCGTTATTGTCTAGATCAATACCAGCAAAGACGATTTTATTATTACCAATGTAATGCAACTGGTGCATTTGCTCACCTTCGCTGTCAGAAGCGAACTTACGCTTCTCTACAACGTCACCTTGGTTATTGAGCTGCATAACCCAGATATCATCGGGATCTGGGGAGTTGGTGTCCGTCCAACCACAAATATAAAGTCTCTGCTCGTCATCGAGGTAAATATCACCTGCATAGTCGCGACGAGTCGCACCAGAGACACCAGCGATCTCTTTCTGGAATCTGATGATACCTTCGGGATTATTTGCGTTATCGAGACCAGATTCGTACTTAACAAGCAGAATATCGGGATTGTATCCAGCAGTGCTCTGAGATTCGGTTTCACCGAGCACATAGATCAAATGATTGTCCTCAGAAGTCTCGTCGAGGTAAATCTTCTTAAAACGTGCTTTTTTGATGCTAGAAGACGACAGAATACTTCTATCCCAAACAAGTCCACCCAGATCGGAGAATTTAGCGAGGAAAGCAGAAGTATCGCCATTTGTTTGAGTCAGTTCGCCACAAACGTAAGTAGTACGGTCGGAAGCGGTCTGAACGTCGAAAATTTCAAATGTAGAGGCATTAGCACCACTTTCGACATATTGGTTGACCCAATAGTAAGTTTTCTTGAATTGTTGAGGATGAGAGACTCTAATTTGAGGAACATCCTCAATATCGTAGTCAAAACCAGAATTGATGATATCAACACGGTCGATCTTACCAGTGGTGGTATCCAGGATAATATCGAGTTCAACATCCTGTCCAGAGTCAGTAATGATCTCATAAGTAGGAGGAATTGCCTCATTGTAACCAACACCGATCTGATCAACACTAATTGACTCAATACCAGTCACAACGGACATGTAGAATCGCTTATTAGTGTTATCAGTGATAACTTTCGACGAAACAATAATTTCGTCTTGTGCAATCAGTTCGTGATCGTTAGCAGTGGTAATTTTACCGTATGGTTCATCATCAATGATCTCTTTACGATATCCAGAGATTTTTTGACCAGTAACAGACTCAATTTGAGCAGAAGCACCAAATCCATCAGTTCCAGTGTTATCGAAGAACAAAGTATCGTTAACCTGGTAAGAAACGCCAGGGTTCTCGATAACGAATCCGTCAATCTGTGCAGACTCGAATTTAGTAGTATTTTCGACCTCAATATCCACTCTGGACTCAGTAGAGACCGTTGGGAAGTAATCATAGATCTGCAATGCCGCTTCTTCGGTCATTGCTTGTAGAGTTGCAATTTCAAGAGGACTGATGATGCCATCACCGTCCATATCTTCAATTTCAAAGATAATTACGTCACCTTCGCGCTCAGTAACGAGTTCGTCAGATCTTTGGTTGGGTTGACGGTCAATATCGATGTCAACGTTGGCATAGGGGTCTCTGAAACGAGAAACATCGAGAGGAATGTTCTCTTGGGTTGCAGATTGACTCAGGTTCCAAGTATCAACAACAGAGTTGAATTGAGAACCAACAATATAAGGGAATACAGGAAGACCAGCGTCAGATTCGTCAATAGTTACGAAATAAGCGTAAGTACCAGCAGGATAGTCAGGAGTCTTACAGAAACGACCGTTATAGGGGTCTAGGTCGCCTCTCTGGAAGTCATATTCGTAATCATTGATGAAAGTACCAGCAGGATAGGTTGAAAGCAGCGGACCATCCGTTCTGGAAGGAGTTGGGTTAGTATCAATGTTATATACAACCTCATCTTTCAGTTTGTAAGAAGAACGCATTCTTCTAAGACCACTGTTTTGATCAGTCGGGTCAATATAACCGTAAGGACCGTAAATCGGGTTACCATCAAACGCCCAACCAATAATTGGAGAGTGTGCTTCGTTCTGACCGATCTCACGGAAGTTTTGAGTCTGAGGGTCAAGAACTACGTTGTCACCAACCACATAACGGAGTTCTTTGGGGTCAGAGACGTGTGCATATTCACCACCATACTGGTTGTTGAAACCAGTGAATACATAACCACGAGCAAAGTCATATTTGGAGTTAAGTTCATATTCAAGGTTCTTGTTCCACTTGAATACAGTTGCCTCAAAGGTTGCAAGTTGACCAACTGCTTCCAATCGTACAGTTGTCATTCCTTGGGTATATCCAACACCTTTATTGGTGATTTGGACAGAAATAACCTTACCTTTGTCCTCACCAAGGGTTCCGATGACAGCAGTTGCCTGAGCACCAAATCCATCACCGTTAATGTATACAGTAGGAGCGGTAGTATAGTTTTCGCCAGAGTTAATGATAGCGATCGACACAATACGACCGTTAATCACAATAGGTTGTGCCAGAGCACCTTCACCAGAGTTTAGTTTGATCTCAGGAGTAGAAGTATATCCAGATCCAGCAGAAGTCAGTGCAACACCAGAAATAGGACCACGAACTTGTGCAGTAGCAAGAGCACCCGCACCGCCACCACCAGTAATAGAGATAGTAGGTTGAGAAGTATAACCAGTACCAGCATTCTCTACCAGAATACGAGTTACACGACCATTAGTCACAACTGCCTGAGCAGTTGCACCAGAACCACCGCCACCAACGATAGAGATCAGAGGTTGAGCAGTATACCCAGAACCCTGATCGGTAACATCGATAGAGAACAGTGAACCGTTAACAGTAACGCTGGCCGCGGCACCAGTACCACCGCCACCAGAAATTTGAAGTGCAGGTTTGTTACCAGCATCATAATCGATACCATTGTTGGTGATAGCGATTGCAGTCAAAGGACCAAAGGTCACATAGTCCTTAGACTTGTAAGACCAGGCAGCAACACCGTTTACCCAAGAACCAACGGGGTTATTAGGTTGAATAGTAGTTCTAGTAGAAACCGTAGATACAGTTCTAGGGAATCTAAGCAGTTTACGCTGGTTACCAGGAATTAGAGCAGAACCTTGGAAAGGACCGATCTTATAGTTGGGTAGACCAGAAGCAGCAACGTAAACGTAGTTATTATTGAAGAAACTATTCTGAATGTTTGAAGTAAACAGAGATACTACTTCGTTAATAGAGTTAACAGTAGACTTACCTCTATTCAGGTCAACAGACAAGAGAATGTTACCCTGAGGAGTGATCTGAGTCGGTACAGGGATAGCATAAGTGAAGGTAAAGTCGTCAAGACGAGAAGTTACTTCATAAGTTCCGTTATAGACAGCAGGGTTTGCACCATAAATGGTAACCTTGTCTTCTACAAGCAATCCGTGCGGGTTATCACAAACGACGGTAGCAGTTTGGTTATTCGATCCCCCAGGAGTAATGCTTGTAACCTTGATGAGTTTCTTAACGTTATACAACCAGGATTGAAGGCGTTCATCAGTGTCAGTGCCACCCAAAGCAGCCACATTAAGCTTATCGCCTGGTAGATAGTAAGAACCAGTGTCTTCAAGAACGGTAGTACCTGCTTCTGCAATACCAAGAACACGAAGTTTGACTTCGTTGCTCTGTCCTTTGTTAACCCAGACAAAAATGTCTGAGTGAATCGTCGTGCCAGGGTCCCAGTCCTCAACTACACCGTTTTTAGAACGAGTACACTCAATAAACTGGTTCAGTGACTTTTCTTTGTACTGAACAACCTCTTGATCATCAATAATGATCGTACCGTTCTTCTCTGGCCACCCAATAGTTGAGTCAACGGTAATTATGTTACCATCGGTGGTCAAAGGTTCAACAAGAGTCGTTTTATAAGGAATCTTGAAGGTTCCACTCAGAGTTTCCTCTGAAATTGCCAATTCGTAAATTACGTCAGTGCCCTCAATGATCGAAATCACGTTTTCGATCAAAACAGAGGCATCTTTGATATTTTGGTCAACAGGATCCTCAATTTGGATCAACTGTGCGTTCGGTAGATCAGCAGGGTCACCAGAAATCAGTTGAGCACGAAGAATCGTGTCAACAACCCAGGATGCTGCCGAAGGAGTGACCAGTTCGTCTCTTGGATAGTAAACATCAACTTCCTCACCGAACAAAATCTTGAATAGGTACTGTGCAGCAGTTTTCGTACCCTTCGAGATGTAGAAATCCTTGATCGTCTTGATAACTTGCACAGGATTGACCCGTGCATAGTCAATGTTGATCGTAGGCATGTATTGATCACGGAATTTATCAAATACACGTCTAATAATCTGAGCGTCCAAGTTATGAACAACAGATCCAACAGTATGGTTGGTTTGTGCAAGTTGATCTTCCTTAGCGTAGACCTGATTGCCAAAATTATCAAATTGGACAACATCAGATACACCACGAGCACAACCACGCAGTGAAGAAGGTTCATAATTTTCACCAGAAGACCTAATAAGGCAACCAGTTACCTCACCGAATCCAACATCGCAAGATGCTTGTGCAGCAAGTGGTTCAGCGATGTAAACCTTAGGAGGATTCTCAGTAGAATACCCGTCACCGAAGTTGGTGATGTTAATATCAGTAATTTCACCGTTAAAGATGGTTGCTGCTGCCATTGCACCAGTACCGCCAATAGATTCACCCAGAGGACCCTTACGATCGTCTACAATGTATACAGAAGGAGCATCGGTATAACCAGAACCACCTGTCAGCAGGTTGATATTAGTAACACTACCGTTTGCAACAGTAACATCAAGAACCTGAGCACCAACGGGTTGTACAACTCTTGCTCTTGGTGCTGTCTGGTAACCACGACCTCTATTGGTGATAGTTACAGACACAACTTGCCCGTCAGGAGACACAGAACAAGTTGCCTCGGCGTCAATACCGTCTTCGGGGGCAGGATCAATGTAGATAGTAGGAGGATTACTATAACCAAGACCAAACTTAGTTACAGTGATAGATCCGTCAACCAGACGACCCTCAGAATCGATTGTAGGGTCACTACACTCAGCACCACCAGGGTTGATAAAGGTAATTGCAGGAATAAAGTCGTAACCAGAACCAGAGTTGGTGATCTCGATACCAGAGACTTGTCCTGTTGTATCATCAACAGTAATTTCAGCAGCAGCACGAGAACCATTGATCAGATCGCTAGGTTCAGTGATACGAACAACAGGAGGGTTGTATGAAGTGTAACCCTGACCACCGTTGATCAGTTTAACGTTCTTAATACCGTTGACCAAAGACCTGGCCGCGGCACCAGTTCCCTTTCCAGTAGAAGAGAAGATGGATACCTTGGGTGCAAAGTTCAGTCTATAACCACTACCACCATTCTTGATAGTAATTGCGTCAATTTCACCATTAGAACCAACACGGGTCACTGCCTCAGCGCCAATTCCAACCGAAGGAGACACATATTCGATCGAACGGATATGGAATGAGTCTTGTCCAGAGATGTTAACAAAGAACTTGATTCTAGTGTTGTTATCAGTCAACACATAATCATCGAATGGGCGTTGCAGCACACCATTACGATTGATAATCAGACCAATCTCAGCAATAGGAGCATATGGGAGATTATCATATTGAACCACCATGGAATCTCCACCAATGAGACTCTCGATAGGAGGATAAACCAGTTCTTTAATTACAGAATCAGCAAAACCGATGTAGTAAAGAATCTGAGTCAGTTCTACTTGATCATTACCAGTTCTAGCACGGGGTGCAGTGGTAAATACAATCTGAGAACCCGTAATAGTGTAATCAACCTCAGGAATCAACAGATCACCATATACAGTAACTGCAAGGTGTGCTGCTGAGACAGGTGAGACAGGGGTGCCAAGGAATTTTAGATCGAAGGTAGTTCTAGTACCATCAAAGTCAGTCCAAGGAGATTCTAGTGCTTGTCTCTTTTTATTAAATTCTTGTAGAGAGATACCTGGGGTCAGGATTACGTCAGGACCACGAACAGTCTGAGCATAATAGATAACCTCATTATCAATCATTACAGATCCATCCTGAGGGATGAATCCATCAATCTGTTCTACTTCAATCGTACTAACAACGGCATCAACATCCTTGATCACCGTCGTGCTAGAAGTCAGCAGTTTGGGATCGTAGGCATCAAGATCAAGATACCTAAGCAAATTGTTCAGGATGTTATAAGAACGTCCTGTCTTCTCTTGTGACTTGTAATATTCAAAGAGAAATTGTACGAACTGCTGATCTTCTTCCCGAATAAATTCAGGGAGTTGGTCAGCAACTCTGTCCGAGATGTTAATTCTGTCTGCAAACATTTATCTTAGAAACAGGAGTCGATGTCGGGATACTCGAAAGCATCAATCGGGTAGTTAATCGTATTTATGTTGCCCCCACCATAGTTCCAACCAGCAAAGTTGAAGGGGTCAAAGTTAGGAATGTCACTGGGGTTAGTGACAAAATCAATCGGGTAAACTTCGGGGTTGAAGATGGTTGGGTCAACACCTGGCGGGATGGTAAGACCGTTACCATCAGGGAGAACCACAACGGGAACTCTCGTGTTGCCATCAGGGGTATCAGCAATATTTAGGGGTCCGACACAGACCTTTCCTGTATCATAATCTACCGTTCCAACAGACTGATTCAAGACAACTTCTTTTTCATTTCTATTAGTTACCATGATCAATCCGCCATTACCATCGTCTCTGATGTTAACGGGGACAAGTGTTGAAGTTGTGATTTCATCTGAACTGAAAATCGCCTCTTCCAGAGCAGATGCAAAACCTGCCTGCTCGCCAGCAGTTTGTACCAACGAACCTGCCGCTTCACCAGCAGCAATCTGGTCTGCTACATCTTCGGTATAACCAGTTGCATAGAACGAACCAGTTTTAACGGAAGAAAACTTAGGATTACAGTTGCCACCACTACCATCACCACCGTCGCCGCCAGTTCCATCACCATCTCCATTGCCGCCAGGTCCACCGTAGTCGCCTGGGTCAACAATAGGATTATTAAAGTCAAGACACTGAGTAAAGATATTACCAAACGTGAATTGGTCAAGGTTTTGACCAATAGTCATCTGACTGGTAGTACCAGCAATAGCATTATCAGAAGAGTCAATCACAGCATTGAATTTGGACATTTCAAGACGACCACCGAAGCGATCATCTCTATTCTGTGAGTTAAACTTATCAATAGATTTAAGAATCTCAGATGCCAACTCGTTTGAAGATCTGGATGTCTTGTTTCCGTCGTAGGAAGGGTAAACCTTCGGAGACAGATAGTAAATTCTTGGGTCAACAACGATCGGTTGGATCGATGCCATAGAATAATCAAGCAGTTGGTTTTGAATACGTTTCTTAGTCGTAGTGTTGAGGTTCACACCAGACTTAGAACGAACTGCGATGAATACCTTGCCATATTCAGGAGGTGATAGTTTCTCACCACCATAAGCAGTAACTGCTGCTGCCTGAGGGAAGATATCCTTTACAATGTGAGCATAGTCGTTTTCTGTAACTGCTCTGTTTTGGGTCGAGAACGCCCTTGGAGCACGAAACTTGACTGATAGGGCAGATTCCCTGTCTTCGCCTGCCTGAGACCCGTCTATGGTCGCCAGAGACATCGATGAGGGCAGAATAGGACGACCAGTGTTATCAATAGCACGTCCAATGAAATTAAACTTGGTTGCGCCGTTAGCAGTAGGTCCGTCAGTGGCAATATAGGTCAGTACAATAAATTCATTATCAATCAACTTACGTCCAAGAACACCATCACCGAAAACAACCTTATATCTAATGTCTTCGGTCTCTTCTAAGAAATAAACACGAGAAGTAGAGTCAAGTGCAGTAACGTTTCTAGAAAGAGAGTATTCGTCAATCTCAGCAGACTGTTCATTTGGTTTTACTGCTACAACTAGCAGTTCAGTATCAACACCGTCAGCAGGAATCACATATTCTTGCTTCTTAGTATCATCAACGGTGTAATTAAAGGTGAGTAGGTTGCCCTGATAGATCACCAGTTTCTCAAAACTTGCAATACCAGTATTCTGGTCCACCGCTACCTGGGTGTCCTTCATAATGGCATAGGTATATGCTTCACCGTCCACCTGAGAGATGAATACATCACCTGCTTTGATAGTAACTGAGTCAGGGTAGGCAGAACCACCAGGAAGCAGTTGAGTCTGTGCAGAGACGCGCACACACGCCTTAGACGCCTTAATAGAACGAGGCGTATAGTTGATCTGTTTGGCAATGCGAACAATGTTGTCTCTAACAGTCGCACTTTCCAGGAATGCTTCGTTCATCGACATGTTCGCCAAGAACGCAGCGTAGTGCGTATTGTAAGCAAGGATGTCGATCAAGTAAGAGGCAGTCGATCCCTCAAAATCATAATCCGTAAATTCAGGACGAGTCCTGAGATAGGATTTGATCGATTCCTTAATCTCAAAAAAGTCAAGAGACGTTAGTTCTGAGGGTGTTGCTGGCATCTTACGTTCTCTCTAAGAGGAATTCAACAGTTTGAGTTTGCGGTTGACCAACGATTGCATATTCAATCGCTACGTCAATACTGTAATCATCGTCAGAGAGATTCACGTCAATGTTTTCGACCTCAACACGAGGTTCTAAACGTTGTATGGTATTACTTATCTCATCTCGCAGATCTTCTGCTGAGAAAACGTCAAAGGGTTCAAATAACAACCCTTTGACTCTTGAACCAATATCAGGTTGATAGGGGCGTTCACCAAAAGCAGTCAATATCAGGTTTCTGATCGATTGCTTGATAGCATTTTCATTTTTCACCGTCGAGAAGTCTTCGGTATTAGGGTTTGCTTCAAATGAAACCGCTAAGTCCTTAAAACCTCGGGAGAAAAACTTTTCTGATCGAAACCTGTACGACGGCATTGACTTATTTAGTCGTTATCAGGATTATTTAGCAACTCAACGGGAGGGTTGTATTTTAGAAACTCCCAGAATGTCATTTTCATCTCTTTTTGGGTCATGCCGCAATGTTTAGCGGCATTTGGGAGATTCATTGTGGCATGGAAGAGTGCTTCGTTCGCTTGTTGAACAAGTTCGGGTGTAGTTTTAACGGCCTTGTCCACGATAACGTTTTTTCGCTTGGTTTGATGATGTCGCGGCATATTTGGTGTGCTGTCCTCGCCCTTGGCGCGTCTTTTTGGGTTTTGATTCGATGTGACTGCTGTTCAGTCCAGTTTTTGCTCGGGTTGCCATGTCTTAATTAAAACGACTCTATGATGATAGCACAGTTGGACTGCCATATGCAACCACTGAGGAACATGGATAGGACCAGAAGCGGAATCCAATGCCCAGTGGGTCTAGAACACGTCCAATAGGCAGTTTAGTTACAAATACAGTCAAACTGGTTGCCATGAGGAATCTGATATGACCTGTGCCTGCCATATCTTCAATAGTAAGAGCACTACAATAGATGGGAGTGAAAATAGGACACAACGCTTTGCCACATGGGCACATGTAGATGACGATATTGGTACAAGGTGAGATATGTTGAACAAAAACATCACCTAATGTCATCGTAGGTAACCCATTGGTCAGCACAAGTGCTTTAAGGGGGTTCAGGGCGGTGTAGGGGATCAATGGTTGAGGTGGCCACCAGCATGTCCACTCTTTGATCTTAATTGAATATGGTACAGGTGGAGTACCACATGCCTGAACAGAGTGAACTGTACCAGGAATGCAGATACCATGCCCTGAGCAGGGCAAACCTGTGATTGGTGCTACTGGTAGTAAGAGTCCGTATGCCATTATTCAGGGAACATGTTATTAGTGTCGGTCGAGAAGTTAGAAATTGCACTATCTGAGAGTTCTTCCTCGAAATCAAATTCAGGGTCATACTCAAATGTGAGTTTACCGTCAAATTCTAGATCATTGACATCCTTGAATGCCTGTTTCTGTTTTTCGACCAGTGATCTATCTCCTGGGTCATGAGAAGACAAGTGTACTTTTCTTTGTTTGATTGGTGGGTTGGGATTGATAGCATCAACCAGGTCACCAAAGGCACCGCCGTCACATTCTTGGAAGAATGGGTTGCCCATTCCTTTGACTGCTTGACCAAATGCAATGGATGCACCAGTTGACCAGTTCTTGATATTCATTGTACCGCTGTAAGGTCCCATCCTCATACCCAACTGAGTAATAAGTTGTGGATCAACAGCAATACTAACATCATTACAATATTCTAAGCAAGCTTGGTTATTACCTGAACCAGTCCAACCACTACCATAGGTGTTTAGGAAGGTATATGTGCAAGTAGAGAAACCA